TTCTTTTATTATTTCAGAAGTTGTTTCAGGATTATGAGATATTACATCAAAATCTGCTATTTTTTCTAGATGTTTTTGTAATTTATGTGGCATGTATTGTGCGTAAAGAGAAATAGCAAAACCTCCAAAAAATACAACACCTTGATTAATTAGTGTATTTTTTACATTTTCATAAATTTTATCTTCATTTTCTCTATTAGACATCTCTCTTTGAAAATCTATATTATTGCAATTTATAGATGTTAATGGATAATGTTTATTAAGAAGTGTAAGTCGTTTTAAAACCTTTTCCCATCTGCTTATATCTCCTGCTGGTCTTGATAATTCTAAATACATTGACATTCTTAAAAAATTAGGCGGTGCATATAAAATACCAGCAACTCTTATTGAATCTTTTTTTAAAGCATTAAATATTTCTTTTGGAACTTGTGTTATATCAGCAACTGGTATAAAATTAACAAATACTTTATATGTTCCATGATGTTGACCTGCTTTTGCTTCAACATCTGTAAACCCTTTTTTGTAATAAATATCTGCTAATTGTTTAGTGTCTTCTAAAGCATTAAATGAAAAGAAATCGTAGTCTGGTATTTCTATATCTTTATTATAAAATTGATCTTCTTCTGGTAAAATATTGTTAATTGCAGTTCCACCATAACATATTAAATTCTTTAATTTTAAAAATTCCTCTACAATATCTATTATTTTTTGAACATTTTCTGAATTTACAATTCGTTTGCCTATTTTTTCTTCTGCTTTATCTACAGCCATACGTAAAATTGCTAATTCACAATCACTAAATTTTAAACCTTTACATATATTTTTTTGCTTCATATAATAAACGAATAAAATATATTATAAAAAAAATTGAATAATATAATATATTTAAAAAGTATTGTATAATAACAAATACAATGGAGTCTTTAACTACTATTCCAGTTTTTATTGAATTAAATAATGAAGAATTAGAAAAAATTAAACATAGAGGTCTTAAAAGCAGAGTAAAAAATGAATGTAATCTATTATACAAAGATTATCATAATGTCCTTATGGATGTTGTTCCAGATAAAATAACTGTAACTGCTGTAGAATTTATGAATACAAATAATAATAATATAGCAACTAGTAAAAAACGTGCATATAAATTTATACTTAATAGCCATTATCCATTTCGCCCACCAGAAATTTATATAAATAATACTTTGTATTCAAATATGTTACAAATGAAGGGAAAATATGAAAAAGAAATGGTGAAAAAAATAAAAGGCCAAGATTGTTTGTGTTGTCATTCTATTAACTGTAGTGCAAATTGGTCGCCTGCTATAAAATTATTTCATATTATTAATGAAATTAAAGATACTTTAAAATTTAAAAGAGATATAATAAATGTATTATTAGTTGACAAAATTAAAAAAAAATATAATATTCCATATGCTTATATAGAGAGGTATTTAGTTTAAAAATAAAAATATTTTAAAGCACTTCGTTATAACAATCAGTTTTTTTTTCATCTTCAAGTCCTCTTAAATTGACTTCTAATCTGTATACTTCTTTATATAATGCAAATAAAAATGTAACAGGACTTAAATAAATCATTATACCAGCAAAACCCCAACCTGCTTTATCTATGTAAAAAGGTCCTATTAATGAATTTTTATATAATCTATTTCTTGAATAATTATAATCATATGAATTTATACCACGTTTTAAACCTAATAAAGCCCATGCAGTTATTGTTAATTTTTTTATAATGTTTGAATTATTCATTTATAATAATACAAAGTAATATCTTTGTATTATTTTTATAATATATATTTATTTAAACATTAAAACTATAATAATCACTGCTTACCTCACGTGTAGAATAATCATAATCTGGATTTTGAGGAGTTGGATTTGGAATAGTAACAGGTTTGTATCTTAAATCTGCTGGTTTTAAAGAAAATGCATAACTGGCTCTATCAAAAAACAAAGCGTTCTCCATAAGGTAATTATCTACATATTGATAACGCATAGCCACCATTTGACAACCATATGTTCTACATAATGTTCCACTAGGATTTGTTGGATTTATTCCTTTATCAGGAAATATAATTGTCATATTTCTTTTATTATATTCTGTTAATTCATTAATATCTGGATTATTTTTTATATTATAATAATCATAAGCTCTCATAAACATTGAATTGCTTGTTAAATTTACATATTCTAAAAAATCTTGGTTTTCTAAAAAGGCATTTCCGTTTTCATTTCTTGATACAATTAAAATTATTTTGCTTTGAAAGTTTAATAAAGGAACACTTCCTAAATTTGTGCCACTACTTTCAAAACTATATTCCTTTCCAAGCATTTCAGCATCATATGATTTAAAAATATCTGCCATTTTTGAATAAATTGTTTGATTTGTACTCTTAATACGTAAATGAATTAATATGGGATCTGTTGGATTTGGACATGTGCCACCTGAAAAAGCATAGTCCTTAATTGTTTTCATTATATCTGCAAAATTTATGGAATTAAACGTTTCTTTAATGTAAAAATCATCTTGTGTGCTTGTTGCAACTACAGGTTGGTTATCAACTGAATACACTTCAAAGTCTAAACAGCGGACGCCTTGTTTTATAACTGATTTTAAGACACTTGTATCTACAAAGTCGTTTTTGTATGAGCCTCCGCTACATGCATTATAAGCGGTTTTAATATAATAATCAAAAAGGTTGCCGCTGCAGTCTGGATCATTTGCCGTAATTGCTCTTATTTTGCCGTTAACAGAAGGATATAAATTATTCATATAATCTGTTTCTGATTTTTTAAGCCTCGTTAAATAAATGATATATCCTATATAAAATATCAGCAAAATGAAAATAAAGGCAATAATCATATATGATACAAATTGTTCATCCATATTTTTTAAACTGCTTAAATAATCGGTTGTTTGTGGAGTTGACATTATCTAATATAATATTCTTATTTTTATTTTTTTAAAATATTATATAATTAATATCAAAATAGTTAAATAATATTTATAGATATATATATATACATAATATGACTGGCGGATTATTAAATCTAGTAAGCGAAGGACAACAAAATGTGATTTTAAATGGGAACCCTGAAAAAACATTTTGGAAGACAACTTTTAAAAAGTATACTAATTTTGGTAAGCAAAATTTTCGTCTTGATTATGAAGGCACCCCATCACTAAATTTAACAACCGAGTCCACATTTGTATTCAAAGTCAAACGGTACGCCGATTTGCTCATGGACTGCTATATTTCTATAGCAATGCCAACAATTTGGTCTCCAATTTTTCCTCCTCAGGCGGTTGAACAAACTGATGGCACTACTATATACACAGATTGGGCGCCTTATGGATTCAAATGGATAGAAAATTTGGGTGCACAAATGATTGAGCGTGTTACTATTACTTGTGGAAATCAAAAGTTACAAGAATATTCAGGACGTTACATCTTATCAGCAGTGCGAAGAGATCTAAGTGGAGCAAAGAGAGTTTTATTTGACGCAATGAGTGGAAATACACCTGATATGTTTGATCCAGCAAATGCTGGGGCTCGTGTAAACGCGTATCCAAATGCTTATTATACACCAAATGCTACTGGAGCACAACCATCTATAAATGGAAAAGTATTATATATTCCATTGAGTGCATGGTTTAATTCACAACAAATCAACGGTCAACCTGCGAATTCATTTCCTTTGGTGGCACTACAATATAATGAGTTACAAATAAGTATTACATTTAGACCAATAAACCAATTATTTACAATTCGCGATGTAATGGATTACAATAATGGTTTTCCTTATGTAGCACCAAATTTTAATCAATATTATATGCAATTTTATAGATTTTTACAAACTCCCCCAGATGAAACATTGGGACCTACTTCGTATGTTGATACGCGAACAATTTGGAACGCAGATATAAACTTAAATTGTACATATTGTTTTCTTTCTAACGATGAATCTAAATTATTTGCTAAAAATGAACAAAAATATTTAATTACACAAATATACGAAAAACCATATTATAATATTACAAATCAAAATAAAGTGCAATTAGATTCTATTGGTATGGTTCGAAGTTGGATGTTTTATTTTCAGAGAAGTGATGTAAATTTAAGAAATGAATGGTCTAATTATACAAATTGGCCATATAAATATATGCCATTTGATATTATTCCTGCACCAACTGGTGGAACTTATCCGAATCCAGATCCTGCTGGCTTAACACCATTTATTGGACCTGGTTCAGAACCAAACGGAACCTTATCAGGTTTAATGGTAACTGGTAATTATAATCCACAAAATAAAAGAGAAATCCTAATAGCATTAGGTATTTTATTAGATGGTCAATATAGAGAGAATATTTTGCCAGCTGGTGTATATAATTTTATTGAAAAAAATTATAGAACAAATGGTTTTGCTGATCCAGGGTTATATTGTTATAACTTTTGTTTAAATGCTTCAGACCCATTTCAACCGTCAGGAGCTATGAATATGAGTAGATTTTCAAATATAGAATTTGAATTTACCACAATAAATCCACCTGTAGATCCATATGCTCAAGTTTTAACAATTTGTGATCCAAATACAGGAGAAATTGTAGGTGTAAATAAACCAACATGGCGCATTTATGATTACAACTATGATTTATATGTGATGGAAGAGCGTGTTAATATGGTTATATTTATTGGTGGCAATGCAGGTCTTATGTATGCGACATAATTTCTTTAAGTATTTTAAAATTTATATATTTAAAGAAAAAAATAAATAATGAAATATAGTTTACAACAAAATAATAAGTAAATTAATATTAATGAAAATTGTATTTAATACAAACGATTTTATGTATATTATTTTTGTATTCTTGAGCAGTTTCTCTAAAATAATTAATAATACTCTTATAGTCACTAGATATATATTTTACTTCTTCATTGATTTGAATTATTATGCTATGATCATACCCTTTGAAATCACTACTATATTTATTGAGTATGAATTCCATATGTTTTGTATTAACTTCAACCCAATACTCATTTGAAAAATGCTTATACATATTTGGTGCATCTGGATTATATATATACTTTATACCTCTCTCTAAGAACTTAATATAGTCTCCTTGAGTTTTGATTACTTGAGTTTCTTCAGTATAACGCGACATTTTTTGGTTATTAATTGATTTGTTGTATTTGTTGTATTTGTTGTATATTTATTTATTATAAGTTTTTGTTTTATTTCAATTTTATTTTTAATATTAGAAATTTATAAAAGTTAAATAATACAATATTCTTTAAGTTACTTTGAAAAATTTATTATTTAATTTTCACATTTTTCAAAAATTCAAGACTTTTTTCCTTTTTTGAAAAATGGACAAAAATAAATGTCCAAAATTGAAATTCTGAAAAACTTTTGGGAAAAAAAATAATTAAAAAATGCAAAAAAAATGAGACCATAAAAAAAATTAGCGTCTCATCAAAAATAATAAAAATAAAAATTTGTTACTGTAAAATTTTTTATTTTTATTATTTAATTTTAAAAGAATTTAGGAACTTTTTCTTGCAGTATATTATACTGACGAATGACTGACATTTTGGTTAAAAAAAGTTCGAATATTTTTCATTGTATATTATGTGACTATTATACATCACGAAAAAGTCAATATGAAAGACATTTATTGACACCAAAACATAAAAATACTGACAAATTACTTACAAATACTGACACGGAAGGTTCCGAAAGTTCCAAAAATTCATTAATTATTAATATTTTTGGTTGTAGTTGTGGTAAAGAATACAAACATCGTCAGAGTTTATTTAATCATAAAAAAAAATGTAATCAAAAAAATCAAGAAATAATT